AAATTCTGCTGGATTCTATAAGGTATATCTATGCAATGGCCTAAATGGCACTCCTGATAGAAGAGGACGTGTTGGTGTTGGAGCTATTCAAAATGTCCCTCCAATAGGAGTGGGATTGGATGCTGCAGTTAATCCTGCAAATCCTGGTAATCCAAACTATGCTGTATATAATACAGCAGGTGCAAATACAGTGACACTTATTACATCACAATTGCCTGCTCACTCACATGCTGCAGTAGGAACAACAACTGTTACATTAAATGATCCTGGTCACTTCCATCTTGCTGGAAGAAAAAATGTTGGTGGTCTTACTAGTGGTGGAGCTATAGGATTAGCTAAAGATTCTCAAGATAATCAATCTACAACTAGTACAACTGGAATAACAGTTACTTCTAATACTGCTAATAACGTATCTATTGGAGTTAGTAACACAGGTAGTGGAGCAGCTCATCCAAACATTCAACCTGTCATAGCTGCATATTATATTATGTACATTCCTTAATCTTATTAAACTATTTATAAAATGGCTTGCAATCCTGGAGATCCTTGTTACAATGCTTACTATCATCCTAATCAAAACTGTAGTTCACTTCCTTGTGCAACCACAGCAGGTAATGTTATATATAATGGACCAAACCTTCCTTGTTCAGGAATTCACACTGGAGATAACTTAGACTGTGCTCTATCAAAAATAGATGACGCTCTTTGCAATGGTGTTGTTGGTCTTAATGGTACCTCTGGAACTTCTGGTTCTAGTGGTCGCACAGGTACTGCTGGTACATCTGGAAGTTCAGGTGTTACAGGACCTGGTGGTTCATCTGGCACTTCAGGTAGCTCAGGTGCTAGTGGTGCTGCTGGTTCATCTGGTACAAGTGGTGACACTGGTTCTAGTGGAACATCTGGAAGTTCTGGTAGAGAAGGTTCTAATGGTACTTCAGGTTCTGGTGGTTTAAGTGGAACTGCTGGTACATCTGCTTCTTCTGGTCTTTCTGGAAGTTCAGGAAGTTCAGGTACATCTGCTGCAGATGGTACAATGGGTACGTCTGGTACATCAGGCTCAATAGGACCAGCAGGTACTTCTGGTACAGCTGGTTTAGATGGAGATAGATATTTAACATCTTCTGTTACATCTTTATTAATAGGAACTGGTACTCAAACATTAACTGTTAGTACAGGATTAGCTTATAGTGTTGCACAGACAGTCATCATAGTATATGATGTAAGTAATACAATGCAAGGATCTGTTACCTCTTACAATAGTGGTACAGGTGTTATGGTGGTTAACGTTACCACTGCAGTGGGCTCAGGAACATATGCAGTTTGGACTGTAAACTTATATGGTGCTGCTGGTGGTAATGGAACAAGTGGAACTTCAGGTTCAACTGGTACTTCTGCAACAGCAGGAACAAGTGGATCTAGTGCTACATCAGGAACATCTGCAAGCTCTGGTTCATCAGGAACCTCTGCAAGTTCAGGAAGCTCAGGTTCTTCAGCAACAGCAGGTACATCAGCTAGTTCTGGTACATCTGCTTCTAGTGGAACAAGTACAGGTACTGCTGGTACATCTGGAGCTAATGGTTCTAGTGGTGCAACAGGATCTTCTGGTACTTCTGGTGGTACAGGTTCTCCAGGTTCAAGTGGAACCAGTGGAGCAAATGGAGCAGGTGGAGCAGCTGGATCTAGTGGAACCAGTGGAGCAAGTGGAGCAAGTGGAACAAGTGGATCTAGTGGAACTGGATTTACAACTATCTCTCCAGCAACTGCAGGAGCAATAGTTATATGTACTAACTCTAACTCTGGATATACAAACTCAAGTGTATATGTAAGTGGTAACTCAATATATGCAGACTCTTTCTTCCAAAACTCTGACTCAAGACTTAAAGATATAGTTACAGCTATTCCATCAAACAATATAGAAACTGTAGCATTCACTTGGAAAGATGAAGGAAGAGATAATAAAACGCATTGGGGATATATTGCACAAGAAGTACAGAGTGTATTACCTGATGCTGTAGAAGAAAAACAAGATGGTTTCTTAGTAGTGGATTATACACAAGTACATAGCTGGAAGATTGCTCAATTAGAAAAACGTATTGCTGAATTAGAAGCTAAATTGAAATAATGCAAACAACTAATGCTTTAGTAACATATACAGATCTAACAACAATGTTAGTTCCAGTAACAGGATTGACTGCTCCTACTGGAAATCAAATTGCCACTAGATCATTTATTGATACATACTATCGTGTAGACACTACATCAATTCCTTATTCTACATATAGTGTAAATAGATTGCCACCATATCAAACTATACATCCTCAAACTCTTCCTTACTTAGCTTGTTATAATACTACACTTATTAATAGTTCTGAATTAAATTGTCTAGGTGGACAGAACACTTTTCAAGTTTGGCAAATATCATTAGTAGATCAGTATGGAAATGCATATATTGCAGATCAAGATTATTACTTTGATATTGGATATGATTTTACATGGCAAAGTGATATACCTCCATATTATGAGTCAGGAAGTACTTTTACTGTACTAAATATATTACAAGGAAACTGGCAAGGATTTGCTTCGTTTGCTACATATTATGTAGAAACATGTCCTTATTCATCAGTATGTGATGGTAGTTGTTTTAGCACTAATTCTAATATGACTGAACTAACTAATACAACTGGTGTACCTGGAAACTGTTCATTACCACCAACTCCACCAGTAACTACAACTACAACTACTAGTGCATATATTCCTGTAACAGGATTAACTTGGGCCACTACATCTAATACAACTGGTGTACCTTCTTGTCAACCTTCAGGATGGGTTATCACAAATCAAAATTTAAGAATTAGATATAATATAGCAAATTCTTCAAATTGTGGAGGAACTTGTGGTATAACACAAACAGGAGTAGCAACTGCAACAATTACAGTGGGTGGACTAAATACATATTTAGGTTTAAATTTTGTTGGTATAGGAGAACGAGAAGCCCCAGATTTTGAAAAGATAAAGTTTACATTAAATGGTGGAACATATTCAAATGTAGAATTAGCAAATGCACATGCTGCTGGTGGTAATAAAGAATGTAAAATGGGACCTGTAGTAAAAACTTATTTAGTAGCTCCTCCATATTTATTAATAGCTAACACTGTTTATACATTTACAATAGATTTTACAACAGCTGATGCATTATATCATAAAGATGCATATTATGAAGTAAATTTACAATTCACATAAACCAATATGACAGTATTAATAACTCTCACTCTAGCAGGATCTGATACAGGTCCATTCAACTTATACTCAAATGCAGATGGTTATACAACAGCATTTGAAACTGGTATTTCTAGAGCAGCTCTTGTTGCTGGATATACTTCAAGCTTAGCTCCAGAAGGAACTACAGAAGTTCTTGTAAGATCTACAGGAGTTTGTCAAAGAGACCTTTACTTAGTTGTATCTGGAGCTCCAACTACCACCACTACTTCTACAAGTAGTACAAGTACAACTTCTACATCTACAACTCCTAATCCAGAGGAATTATATTTAGCTGATATAGGACGTTATGCTGGATATGATGGATGTCCTACAGGTTCAATTTTAAGAATATACTTAGATGCTTCTGACTATGCCTTATTTGAAGCCAATGGTGATTCATTCGCAGGCCTAGGAGGAGGTAGTCCTATAACATGTACAGCAATTGCTAGAAACGCTATAGGTGCTCCTATCACTGCTTTATTCTATGATTCAGAGAATATATCTTGGAAGCTTATAAGTGGCAGCTTTGAATACTATGAGTTCCAATGCTAATACAATTTTAAAAATCCTGTTTGTTGGTTTACAGGAAGTTCTCCTGGGGTTTCTACCCTGGGAGTTTTTGTTTTAACTATAACTAAAAAAGTTATTCCATATAACCAAAATAGTTAACTTATTTTTGGGAAATTCAGAAATAGTTCCTATCTTTACAATAATTTTTAACCAAAATAAACTACATATGCCTGAGAATCAAGCATTACTGAATCAGCTAGAAGAAATCCTACATTGGAAAAAGAGTAAAAAGTTCTACGCTGACAAGCTTGGAATTACAGAAGCAGACGTTGATGAGTTGTTAGTAGAGTTAAGAAATAGAGAGATTGTTGAAGAAGTGGCAGAGGTAGGTAACTATGTTTCTGAGCTAGAGGAAACAATAGTGAGATTTGAAGAGGACATAGCTAAGGGAACAGGAGAGGTTGTCTTCAATAGTAAAGATGAAATTAAGAGCTTAGATGAGCTCATAGTAAAGTGTAAGATTGACACAGACAAATGGGAAATCACCAAGTACGTACAGAACTACTGGGGAAATGGTGGGAATCCACATTGGCAAGTCAAAGCCTGGTTAGGGAAGAAGTCTACAGAACAAGTTTTTCAAGATGCGTTTGTAGACTTTTTAGCTTCATATAAGCCTGTGTCTCAAGAAGTTATGAGTCCTAAGGTTGACTTTGACAAACCAAAAGGTATGTTAGTCATCAACAAACAAGACTCTCACTTGAACAAATATGACATAGATGGTAACAATGATGTTACTAACAGATTAGCTCATATCATGTACAAAGTGGAGCTGATAGCTAACCAAGCTCAGCTCTCAAATAACTTAGAACAAATTACATACATCATTGGTTCTGATGAGTTCAATAGTGAATATAGTGGTATGACTACAAAAGGAACTCCTCAAACTAACACTCACACATATCATACTTCTTTTGAATATATCTGTGGACATGAGATCTTAATGATTACAATGTTATTACAGTATGGTAAAGAAGTGAAGGTAGTATATGTAGCAGGTAATCATGATGAGTTTGTAGGATGGCATATGGTGAATTGGTTACAAACCTACTTTAGAAATACAGAAAGAGTAACATTTGATTGTTCTCCTAAGTATAGAAAGTATATAAGCTATGGTCAATCAGCATTGATGTTTAATCATGGAGATGCTATTAAACCTGCAAAGCTTGCTGCATTGTTTCCAATAGAATATAGAGCAGGATGGTCTTTCCATGATAAGTTCTATATATTCACAGGA